GTGTCTCAAATGCTGCTGATTCTTCCTACTCTGTGATTTCAGGTGGTGGTTACGGATCGACCAGGGGTGTTGTTGGCTACCACGCATTCCCAGCTTGCATCGGTCCGGTAGCCGCTGTCACCGGTGCGTCACAAGGTGGCTTGCTGATTCTTGGGCGAGTGACGACCAACGCAACATCTGCGGTGTTACGCTCAAACACATCTGCCTCTGCTGGCGCGACCAACCAGATCATCCTGCCAAACAATTCTGCGTTTTACTTCCGTGGTTCTGTCATTGCTAATGTCACCGGCGGAGGTGACACGAAGTCATGGACGTTTGACGGGCAGATCAAGCGGGGTGCTAACGCTGCCGCTACGACGCTGACAGGCTCAACGGTCACGAGTCCATATGGTGACGCTGGAGCGTCTACCTGGGCGGTGGCGCTATCGGCTGACACCACAAACGGTGGGTTGTCGATAACGGTTACAGGTCAGGCTAGCACCACGATTCGCTGGGTCTGCAAGATTGAGACAACGGAAGTGAGCTACTAACATGACTGTCCTAACGCTCAGCGGCAACGAAGCTACGGCTGGGGATCTTATTAACGGCGCGCTTCGTCTGCTTGGTCAATTAGCAGAAGGCGAAACACCTTCGGCTGCGACATCTGCGGATGCGCTTCTCGCTCTCAATGAAATGATTGAGTCGTGGAACACTGAGCGGCTTGCAGTGTTTTCAACGCAAGATCAAGTGTTCAGTTGGCCGGCCTCAACGATCAGCCGCACGCTTGGGCCGACGGGTGATTTTGTTGGCAACCGGCCTATTTTGGTTGATGATTCAACTTACTTCAAAGACCCAACGACCGGCGTCTCGTACGGTCTAAAGCTCATCAATCAACAGCAGTACAACGGTATTGCGCTTAAGACTGTAACCAGCACCTACCCGCAGGTCATGTGGGTCAACATGACGTTCCCCAACATTGACATGTACATCTATCCAGTACCTACGCGGGTGCTGGAGTTCCATTTTGTGTCGGTGCAAGAGCTGACGCAACCGGCTGTGCTTGCAACGCCAATTCTGTTCCCGCCAGGCTACTTCCGCTGCTTCCGCTATAACTTGGCGTGCGAATTGGCGCCTGAGTTTGGCGTCGAGCCGTCGCGGCAAGTCTCGCGGATTGCAATGACGTCTAAGCGCAATCTGAAGCGCATCAACAATCCTGACGATCTAATGTCAATCCCGTACAGCATCGTCGGGACGCGCCAGCGCTACAACATCTACGCCGGCAACTTCTGATGAAAACTCCGATTCTAGGCGCGTTTTACGTTGCGCGTAGCATCAACGCAGCAAATGACCGCTGCGTAAATTTGTTTCCTGAAGTTGTACCTGAAGGTGGCAAAGAAGCCGCGTTTTTGCAGCGTGCCCCAGGCTTAAAGCTCATCACACCCACTGTTGGCGGTTCGCCGGTCGCTACGCTTGATGATGGCCCGGTGCGCGGCTTGCACGTCTACAAAGACAAGCTCTACGTTGTGACCGCGCAAGCAGCCGCCACGCTGCCGTATCCTCAGACAAAATTGTGGGAGTTGGATAGCAACTATGCCGCAACGCTGCGCGGCACAGTGTCGTCTGACGTCGGCACCGGTCAAGTAACAATGGCCGACAACGGCACGCAGATGTTCATTTCATTTGGCAACACTGCGGGCACGTCATACATCTACAACAACAGCACTACAGCATTTGCGCAGATCACAGATGTTGACTTTCCCGGCGCCTCGTCAGTTGGGTTCATTGATGGATACTTTGTATTCAGCCAGCCTAACAGTCAAAAGCTATGGGTGACGGCGCTGCTTGACGGCACTTCCGTTGACCCGCTAGATTTTTCCAGTGCTGAAGGTGCGCCAGACAACATCTTGGCCGTGCTTGTCAGCAACCGTGAGATATGGGTGTTTGGCACCACGTCGACTGAGGTCTGGTACAACGCTGGCGGGCCTGACTTTCCGTTGGAACGCATCGCTGGCGCTTTTAACGAACTCGGGTGCGCGGCGCGGTTTTCTCCGGCCAAGTTGTCTAATCGAGTATTTTGGTTGGGCCGTAACGCGCAAGGCCAAGGGATTGTCTATCAATCCAACGGCTACATCGGCGTTCGCATTAGCACGCACGCAATCGAGTATGAAATTCAATCGTACAGCACGATTGAAGATGCCATTGGCATGGTCTACCAGCAAGACGGCCATCAATTTTACATCTTGACGTTCCCGACCGCCGGCAAGACTTGGGTGTACGACCTATCGACTGAGCGTTGGCATGAGCGCGCGGCTTGGCAAAACGCTGCGTTTACGCGGCACCGCGCCAACTGCATTGCTGCGTTTAACGGCAAAATTATTGTTGGTGACTACATCAATGGCAAGCTCTATCAACTTGATCTTGACACTTACGCAGATGACTCAGAAATTCAGCGTTGGGTGCGGTCATGGCGGGCGCTGCCAACAGGACAAAACAATCTGAAGCGCACAGCGCAACATAGCCTACAGCTTGACTGCGAAGCAGGCGTAGGGCTAGTAACGGGCCAAGGCAACAATCCTCAAGTCATGCTTCGCTGGTCGGATGATGGCGGCCACACCTGGTCTAACGAGCACTGGCGTTCGTTAGGTGCTATTGGCGAGACGGGTCAGCGTGTCATCTGGCGGCGGCTTGGCATGACGCTAAAACTGCGCGATCGGGTGTACGAGCTAAGTGGTACCGACCCCGTGAAGATTGCCATCATGGGCGCTGAGCTACAAGCGAGCGGAACCGATGCCTAACCCACAGCCGTTTCGTATCCCTGCGCAGCGAGTGCCGCTGCTGGAAGACGGCACTAACAACATCATGTCGCGCGAGTGGTACCGATTTTTTAACCGCAAACCACGTCATGGCTCGTTTTACGACACCACGACCCACACGGCAGCGCTGACAAACACGGCGTATGCGCTAACGCTTAACACAACGGTCACGGCGTTTGGCATCAATCGCGGCACGCCCACATCTCGAATCGTCGTGCCCGACACTTCCACATACAACTTTTCGTTTTCGGCTCAGCTTGACAAGACGTCTGGTAGCGACGGCAACGTCTACATTTGGGCGCGCATAAACGGCGCTGACGTACCAGACTCTTCCAGCCGGGTCCGTATAAAAGGTAACAATTCTGAGCTTGTAGCCGCATGGAACTTTATGGTAGACATGCAAAGCAACAGCTACTTTGAGCTGATGTGGGCAGTAGACGACACGTCCATACAAATTTTGGCAGAGCCCGCAACAGCGTTTTCCCCCGCCATTCCATCAATTATCTTGACCGCTTTTGAGGTGTCGCTATGAGCGCATCGCTGTCGGCAGTGCCGAAACTTCAATTTTTTGACAACAGCGGCAACCCGCTCGTTAACGGCAAACTGTACACCTATGCTGCGGGCACGACCACACCGCTTGCAACGTACACTGACTCAACTGCTTCGACGCCAAATACCAACCCAATTATTCTGAACTCGCGCGGCGAAGCCAATGTCTGGCTTGCCAGCACGTCATACAAATTTGTGCTGAAGACGTCAGCGGATGTAGAAATCTACACAGTTGACAACATCACTAACGCCATCAACACCTCGCAGATTCTTGCTGCGGGCGGCAGCGCGGCCAATCCAGCGTACACGTTTGCGTCCGATAGCGATACGGGCATGTACTTGGCCGCCGTCGGACAACTTGGGCTGACGGTGAATGGCGTGCCGGTGATGCGGTCTACCAGTACAGCTATGACGATTGGTCAGAGCGGCGGTTCGGCGGACGTTAATGTGACGTTGTACGGCGATTTAACAATACTAGGTAACGCTCAGACGACGCCAGTTGCAGTAGCGTTTAGCGCTACTGCGATGACCGTCAATTGCTCGCTGTCTAACGTGTTCGCAACGACGTTTACAGCAAATGTTACTACGGCGCCAACGCTAAGCAATCCTGGCGATGGGCAGACCATCAACTGGTTCATTACGCAAGACGCTACTGGCGGACGGACAATGACTTGGCCAGCGTCTTTTAAGTGGCCGTCTGGCGCGTCAAAAACATTGAGCACTGCCGCTAATTCAGTTGATTTACTTGTGGCAACTTATAGGTCAGCTACAGGTTTTTGGTACGTAGGATTGCAAAAGGGGTTCTCATGACTTTTGCTGCTCGCCCTCTTTTTGCAGGGACGTCTGGGGCGGCGCTAGCAATTGCGCACATAGCCTCTCCATACGTGTCAGTTTATGAATGGAGTAATGGCTTTGGCGCTAAATACGCCGATCCAGCTACGCTGCCATCTTCAGATGGATATGGCGTAGCGTTTTCTCCCTATGGGAATTACATCGGGCTTGCGCTGTTTTCTTCGCCTAATGTTGCTGTATATCCTTGGAATGGAGGATTTGGCGCTAAATATGCAGACCCTGCTATATTACCAGTTGGCTCTGGTACTGCGGTATCATTTAATCCAACGGAAACGGCAGTTGCAGTTGCGCATGCAGGGTCTCCATACATATCTGTTTATCCGTGGTCGAGCACTGGATTTGGAAGCAAATTTGCTGACCCAGCAACTTTGCCAACTGGAATCGCCAGCGAAGTAACTTTTTCTCCCGATGGAGCTACTATTGCGGTTGCTCATCTTAACGCGCCGGCGGTGTCCACTTATGCTTGGAGTGGCGCGGGATTCGGTACCAAATACGCCAATCCTTCGACGCTTCCAGCGGGTAGCGGAGATGGCGTGGCGTTTTCACCTACTGGCTCTAATATCGCTGTTACGCATAGTCTTTCGCCGTACATATCCGTTTATCCTTGGTCAAGCGGATTTGGCACAAAATACGCTGATCCAGCAATATTGCCGGGCAACGGTACAAGAGCAGTTACATTTTCTCCGTTAAATAATGTTATTGCAATAACTAATTTATTTTCTCCTTATGTAGAAGCCTACGATTGGAATTTAGGATTTGGATCTAAATATGCCAATCCTGCAACACTTCCAACAGGTTCTGGGCGGTCAGTTGCTTTTTCGCCTTCTGGCTCAGATATTGCTGTAGCGCACGATACATCGCCATATGTCACAGCTTATAGTTGGTCATTGGGTTTTGGTGCTAAGTATGCAAATCCTTCTACGCTGCCTGCGGGTGATGGCTACGGTGTGTCTTGGAAAGCATCATGACGCATGATCAATTGCAAACCGCTATAAAACAGCGTGAAGCTGATATTGCCAATTATCAGGTAAACATTGACAACTACACTGCAATTATTGACATGCTGCCGGCTGAACTGCCATCTCGACTTGTTGAGCATAGAAATACAGCGCCGGTAGATTTGATTAAAACATTTTCATTTCATGACATTCAATTGCTATCGGATTTTCAGTTTAGAGATAAGCTGTCAAAAATGTTGTTGACCGAACGTCTTGAGCAACGAAAGTCTGCGTTTGTTCTTAAAGCCTTACAACTTAAAATTACGCCGTGATAGCAAACCATATCCAACGCCTCAACTTGCCGCCTGCCGCAGCCGCATGGCTGTTGGACGTCTGGGAAGCGTTTCAACTGCTAGACGACGTTGTAGACGGAGACAAACCAATCGAACGAGCGCGCTTGGATACCGGAATCTACATGCTTCTGGTACGATTGCCGAGCAACCCGTTTTACCTTGTCAACGCGCAGGCGCTGTCTACGATGCTGGCAAGTGCAGTCATGCGCTGGAAAGCCTCTGATGACGCTGAACGCGCCCGCAAGGCCGATGAGCGGTCGTTTGTATGGCGAGCAGGCTACTATGACGTTGTGTTGGAAGTTGTCCGTATTTGCCACGGGGCTGACGTTGCTATGACCGCCGCGCGAGACATTTTGTCGCTCTACGGCGAAACTTTTGAGGCGTACCGCCAGGAGTTCCCAAATGCCTGATCCAATAACCGCAATTGCCGGGGGCTCGATCGCCAGCGGTTTGCTTGGCGCAAGGGCGTCGCGCAGTGCAGCCAACACCCAAGCCGCTGCGGCTCGCGAAGGCATGGAGGCGCAAGAGCGCATGTTTGAGCGCCAACTTGAGACGCAAGCACCGTTTCGAGAAGCTGGGATCGAGGCGCAAAACATGCTCTTGCAAGAGCTGCGCAACCCGCAAACTTATCGCCCTTCCGCCGGGTTGTCAGCCGCTGAGCTAGCCGCTCAGCAGTACCAACCTACTGCGGGGCTGTCACCAGCAGAGATTGCGCGGATGCAATACACCGGCGTCACGCCGGGTCAGTTGGCGTCTGAGCAGTTTAATTTTGAAGCGGACCCTGGCTACGCATTCCGTTTGGCCGAAGGCATGAAGGCGCTTGAGCAAAGCGCAGCGGCACGCGGCAATCTGTTGTCGGGCGGCACCGGCAAAGCGCTTCAGCGATACGGCCAAGGGCTCGCGTCACAAGAATACCAAAACGCTTTTGCGCGGTTCCAAGCAGACCGCGCTGCAAGAGCGGCGTTGGCAGGGCAAGAGTACGGTCAGTTTGCCGATGATCTGTCGCGCCGCGCGGCGTTAGGCAATACAGAGTACGGTCGGTTTGCAAACGAACTAGCCCGGCGTCAAGGGCTTGGCGCTATGGAGTACGGTCAGTTTGCTGGTGAGCGCACCGCGCGCATGTTGCCGTTGATGCAGACCGCGCAAACCGGCCAAGGGCTTGCATCAAACATCGCGGGTCAGATGGGAAATCTTGGTGCTGCCCAAGCAAATGCCGCTGGACAGATCGGGGCGGCGCAAGCCTCCGGCACGATGGGCATGGCGAACGCGCTGTCGGGCGCAATTGGCACGGGCACCAATCTGTACATGCAAGACCGCATGCTGAACATGCTTGCCAACCGTCCGGCAACAATGTATGACTACGCAGGCCGCTACGGCCAAGGTATGCTCTAAGCACAAGGTGACGCAATGGCTACTCAACCGTTAGTCGCAATGGGATTCAAAGCCCCTGAGTTCGCATCCCCGCTGAACATGATGACGCAGGTCAGTCAGCTACAGGCGGCGCAAGATGCAAACGCGCTACGCCAACTGCAAGCGCAACAGTTGATGCGTGCGCAAGAGCAGGAAAACGCGCTGCGGTCGCGACTGTCGTCGGGAGCGCCGATGTCTTTTTCTGAGGCGGCAGCATTCGGCGCGCCGGGGCTACAGGCGTTGACGGCTCAGCGAGCGGAAATCGAAACGCAAGAGAAACGTCAAGCAGACAAGCTGCAAGACCTTGCAGAAGGGCTGATGTTTGTCCGCAAAGACCCGTCGCTAGAAAACTTTTCTGAGGCGTTTCGGCTGCTGAAGTCGCGCGGCTTAGACATGGGTTCGACAGCAGCAGAGATTATGCTGATGGGTCCAGAAGATCGTAAAAAAGCAGTCGATAGATTTATTGAAACCACGCCCGGCATGTCAAAGCGGCTGCTTGAGTTGGATAAAATCCGCACCGAAACCGAAGCCGCGCGAGTAAAAGGAGAAGCAGCAGCATCGCAAGCATCTACGGCAGCAGCTAAGTTGCCTTTCGAACGGCAGCGCGCAGAAGCGGCTATGATCTCTGCGCGTGCGGCAGCGGACAAACAAACAACTGAAAGAAAGACTGAACTGCAACGCCTGCAAGAACTGCGCGACAGTTTGCCGGTTGGCAGTGTGGAGCGCGCTGAAGTTGACAATGTTATCGACGCGCGAGGGCGTTCGGCTGCGCCGACGCTTACGGACATCGTTGATCCCGACGATCCTACTCGCATGCTGAAGGTTGATGCGCGGCTTTACACCGGCGGCGGCTTTACGGCGCCGGGCGTTGTAGGTATTGCCGGCAGAGAGCCGGCGGCAGGTAAGCGCGCAACAGAGCAAGCTACAGCGCGCAGTCAATTTCTTGACATTCTTGATACCTTGCAAGCAAATTTTGATGAGCTAAACCGACAGCGCGCTATCCCAAGCGAACAGCGCGGTGCGGTTAGTAACGTCCTGTCGTCTATTGAAGCTAGCGGTCCTGGTCAAGTTGCTGGCCGCGCAGTAGGCGCTAAAGCGCAATCTTTGCGCGATGAGATTAAATCATCGCGCATGGCGTTGATGTCCGCGCTTAAGAAGTTGACCGGAAAGTCAGCGTCAGAACTCAACTCGAACGTAGAACTGCGGCTAAACTTGGACGCCATATCCGACCCGTCGCAAAGCTATGAAGCGGCAACAAAGATTCTTGAGAATCTAAAACAGTTTTACGCGCAAGAGCCTGCGCCGACGCCAGCGCCCGGTGGTCGGCCCGGCGTTACAGACCGCCGCAGCAGCAGCAGTAGCACGACGCGCGGCACAGCGCCGTCGGAAGTCCCCGCGTTTCGCACTGTGCACGAAGCTGAAGCGGCAAATCTGCCCAAAGGCACACGGATTACTGTCGGCGGTAGACCAGCAGAGGTGAACTAATCATGGGCGTTAGATTCCTTGATGAACAGCCGCAGCCGAGCAAGATTCGCTTCTTAGATGAACCCGCGCCGTCTGCCGCGCGTCTGTCCACCGCTGAAGCGATTCCTTTTATTTCGCCCGAAGCGCGCGCGTCCATTGCGCAGGCCGAACGCAACATACGCGGCGGTATTGTAGAAGGGTTGGGCAGCATCGGCTCTACGGTCATGCGCCCGTTTGAAAGCGCTGCTGAGAACGCACGCCGTCGCGCGCTGATTGAGCAGTTTTCAACCGAAGTGCTGGGCGCCGAGCCAGACGCCACAGGTCGCACAGTTGGCCGCGTCGGCACTCAAATCGCAGGCACTGCGGGCCTTGGTCCCGCGCTGGGAGTAGGCGCCGCTCGAGCTGGTTTGCCAGGCTTGGCAAGAGCGCTTGAGACTGGCGGTTTTGTTGGCCCGTCACTACCCGCACGCATAGGCGCGGGCGCTGCCGTAGGCGGCGGTGCTGCGGCTATGACTGGCGAAGACATCGAAACAGGGGCTGGCATTGGTGCCGTTGCCGGGCCTGCGTTAAGCGGTCTTATTAAGGCAGGTGCGAGAGGTACCGGCGCCGCGATGGACGTACTTAGCATGGGGCTGCCCCAACGCCGCGCGGTTAATGTGCTGCGGGAGGCGATTGGCGAGCAGAACATGCCAAACGCTATGGCAGCTCTCCGCGCAGCCGGCACCGGAATCCCTGATGAAGCGCTTGTTGGCGTGTCGCGCCCCGCGTTTATTTCGCTGGTTGACCTCGCGGCCAAGAAAGACCTAGACAACACCGTCAACGCGCTACGGCGTTTGCAAGGCGAAGACCAACTTAATGAGCTTGCGCGTCTTGCGGGCGGCATCACGCAAACAGAAGCCCGCGCAACCCGCGAGGCTACGAAACAAAACCTGCGCAGTTTAACTGCGCCGATGCGCGAGCAGGCGTTGAGCGAGGCTGGGCTGGCCGGAAAGTACGCGCCTGGGCTTGAGACTGACGTGTCACGCTTCCAAGGCGCCGCTACTGGCAAGGTCGAAGATGTTCGCATGCTAGAGCGCGCGAGGGCTGCTGCCAAAGCACGCGCAGGTGAAGAAGCCGCGCAGCCGCAAGTTCTTATGGGCCAGCGCCCCGATCGCAGCGAACGGCTAATGCAGATGGCTGACAACGCCGAAAACTACGCGGCAAAATCGGCTGATGAATCGCTGCTGTTTGGTGACGCGGCGCGCTTTGCCAAGTACCAATTGGACAGTTTAGAGGCCGAAGGGCTTAAGCCGCTGCGCCCGGCTGACTTTATCGGCAAGGTCAAAGAACTTGGCAAGATTGACGAGATGGCCGGCAACGACCAATTCGAGGCCGCGCTTGGGAAGGTTATCCGCGACATTGATAAATGGACAAAGGCCGGCGGAATCATTTCTCCCGACGCGCTGTACGCGCTGCGCAAGAACTCTGTCAACAGTGCCATCGAGACTTTGTTCAAAGACCCGGACTCCCCCGCAGCCCGTCAGGTGGCAGCGGGCGTCTTGTCTCGCATCAAACCCATCATCGACGACGCCATCGAGGCGGCTGGCGGTAAAGGTTGGCGCAGCTATCTGGACGCTTTCGAGTCTGGCATGACTGAAGTCAACCAGCAGAAGCTGGCGGCCAAAGCGCTCGACTTGTTTAAGCGTTCGCCGGATGAGTACGTGCGCTTGGTGCGCGGTGACAATCCGAAAGAGATCGAGAAGGTGTTCGGCGTCGGCAACTACGACATCGTTAAAGAGATGGGTGCCAAGTACCCGACGCTTAACAAGCTGGCGGAAGGCATCGAACGGCGCGGTGCGATTGAGACGGCGGTCAAAGAAGGCCGAGAGCCAATCGAAGACATCTTGCAGCGTAACAAAGGCATGTTCAAATTGCCGGCGTTCTTTGACCCAACAGTGACCGCCAGCAATCGCATTTTGACGATCTTGGGGTCAAAAGCGGACGTCAAGACAATGGACGCCATCATTAAGTCGTTGCGCAGCAATGAGGACTTGCTCAAGGCGCTTGAGAAAGTTCCCGCAGTTCAGCGCAACAAGGTGCTGAAGGCGTTGTCAGACGACAGGTCATGGATTCCTACCGGCTCCGCAGTGACAGCAGGAGCGGCAGTCTCTGGAGCAGAGTAATGGCATCAGCAAACGAAGTGGAGGCTCGCTTGAACACGCATGAAGCAGTGTGCGCGGAACGATGGACTGAGACGATCCTGCGCATCAAGCGGCTGGAGCATATCTTGATCGGCACTGCGGGTGCGATCATCATGCTACTTTTGGGGCTTGTGTTAAAGGTGTGACATGCTGGACCCAATCAGTCTGTTGGCGACTGCGACTGCCGTCTTCAACGGGCTGAAGAAGGCGGTTGAGATTGGCCGAGAAGCCGAGGATGTCTTCGGCCAGCTCGGCAAATGGGCCGGCGCCGTCAGCGACCTGCAAGAGTGGATGAACGGGCAGCAGAACACCAAGCCCCCGCTGTTCAAAAAGCTCACCTTCTCAAAGTCTGCGACCGTCGAGGCGTTTGACGCCTACGCCGCCCAGGTCAAGATCAGGGAGATGGAAAAGACGCTGTACCACTGGTTCCACTACGGGCCGTTGCAGCATCTAGGCCGTGACGGCTACGTCGAGTTTGTACAGATGCGCCGGCGCATCAAAGAGCAGCGCGAGAAGATGGTTTACGAACAAATCAGGCGGCGCAAGAAGTTCATCAAAAATGCAAGCGATGCAGGTTTGATACTTGTCACTGTCGGTCTAGGTGGGATCATTCTGTTCCACATCGTCATGTTCATCGTCGACAGGTGGCCCAAATGAATTACATCTTTGGCATCATCGTCTTGCTCATCGCTGTCTTGATGTTAGCTCTTGCGGAGGTAGCGCGCTGATGGCCCCGATCATTGCAGGTATCGTTTCTACTCTTATCCAGAACAACCTGCCCAAGGTCGCGCAAGCGGTCGTGGACAAGGGGCTTGACTACGTTCAAGAGAAGACGGGCGTTGAACTCAAGCCTGACATGAACGCCGAGGACATCACGCGCCTGCGCGAACGCGCGATGCAGCATGAAGAGTTCATGGTCGAGCAGGCGAACAAGAACACGGCAGACGCCCGCGCGATGCAGATCGCGGCGCTCATCAACGGTAACGGCATCAGCAAGTCGTTCGTTTACGTGCTGGCGACCTTCTGGTCCATCGTCGCAGCCGGGTACATTTTTCTGATCACGATGGTAAAGATCCCGGCTGACAACGTGCGCTTTGCCGACACGGTGCTGGGCTTTATCTTGGCGACCGTGGTCGCAACCATCCTCAACTTCTTCTTTGGAAGCAGCGCCGGTAGCAAGGCCAAACAAGATACGATTGAGAGCAAGAAATGAAAGAGAACTGGGAGCGGGCGCTGGCGGCTGTCCTGCATCACGAAGGGGGTTTCGTTCACCACAAGGACGACCCAGGGGGCATCACCAACCACGGCTGCACCAAGGCGACGTGGGAGAAGTGGTGCGGGCATCCGGTGACCGAACAGGACATGCGCGATCTGACGCCCGAGGACGTAGCGCCGCTCTATAAGGAACGCTATTGGGACAAGGTGCGCGCCGACGATCTGCCGGCGGGCGTTGACTACGTGGTCTTCGATACCGCCATCAACTCAGGCCCAGGCCGCGCGGCCAAGCTCCTGCAAGAAGTGATCGGCGTGACGCCGGATGGCGCGATCGGCCCCATGACGCTGAAGGCCGTCGCTGCCATGCCGGCGGCGGACGTCATCAACAAGTTCCAAGACAATCGTCTTGTCTATTTTCAGACGCTACCCACTTGGCCCACGTTTGGTCGGGGCTGGGCGAGGCGCGTCGAAGAAGGTCGGGCTGCGGCACTACAGATGTCTCAATGAGCTTGTTGATATACCACTGAGCCTTCCGCAAGTCCTCAACGCCGTTCTTCTGTTTCCAGCGCCACAGGTACTTGATGGCGTTGGCGGTACAAACCGCGTCCAACCCTTCCAGCCCTGCGGTCGCTGACGCGAGCGCGTCAATGCACTCGACCCCGCCGCGTGTGTAGTGCGGCGGGTGGTTCACCATGTCTACCATTTTGCTTCTCCTAAATCAATCATCATATCCTCTGGCGTGGGGGTAGGAGGTGGGCCGCTTGGGCGGATCAGGTGTGTCGGAAACGGCCACTGCGGGCGGGTGTCGGACGATGGACCAGAATTGTTGCTGTCGGATTGCGACGTGCTGCGCAATGTTGGCTTGCTCAAGTTTGATGAGGGCATTTCGTACTCCACTTTCGGACACTAAGAAACGTGCGCTTAATTGTTGCACGCTAACTGGTGACTTGTGCGTGCGCAAGTAGCGCTCAACCTTCTCGACTAACGTCATCTTGGATTACCAGTTGATTGCGAAGCATGCGCTTCAAGTTCAGATAGCCTTCGCTGTAATCGATCATCGCCCTACCTCTGAGATACGGGTTAGTTCTTTGGCCTTGGCCCACTTGGCCTGGTACTCAGACAACTCCGACGGCGGCACCCAACCGTGACGGCGCCATGTCTTGGTGACGTCGGTTGCCACGCCTATGGCGTAGAGCACGTCGCGCGCTTCAAGAGATCCAGCCGCTCCCGGGTAGTGCGTAACGCTGCTGCCCGCATATGCATACGCTCGATCAATGACACCCGTTTCTTGCCAGCCAACTCTGCTTCGATCAGTTCCCATAGCTCACTCTCCGTTAGTTGATTAAGCCTTCGTTGAAGTTCGCGCCAATTCACATCGTTTCTCCAGTTTTGCAATCTCCGCAAGCACCCGGTTGAGCGCGCGTTGGGCGGCGTTGAACTCCCGCTGCCGTATACGCGCCTCGGCCCGAGCGGCCTTGAGCTTCTCGTTCCATCGGTTCATTTGAGCGCCTCTAGTGCCATATCAGATACCTCTCGTTTCTCATGTAAAGCCTTCCAGATCGTCTCGTCGACCGTGCCCTCGGTCGTGAGCACGTAGTTCAGCACGTCATGGCGCTGGCCGCCTCGGTGCAGCCGACCGACCGCCTGTTCGTAGAGCTCCAGCGACCACGGGAGCGACATCCACACCATGCGCGATTGCCCTTGCAGGTTAAGCCCATGCCCGGCAGACGCAGGGTGGACCGCCAGCATCTCAATCTGCCCCGCGTTCCACCGCGCGATCGAGTCGTCGTTCACCAGCGTCTGCAAGCGCGGAAAGCGCGCCTGTAGCCCGGCAAGCTCTGCCTTGAACTGATACCAGACGAGCATGGGCGCGCGCTGGTTTTCGGCGTGCAGGTCCGCGACCGCATCGAGCTTGTGGTCTGACAGCCAGACGGTTTGTCGGGCCGTGTCGTAGACAAACCCAGCGCTCATCTGCTGGAGCTTGGACGTCACCGCAGCCGCGTTGGCGGCGATGACCTCGGCGTTAGGGTAGATGAGCGCCATCTCGCGTTTGAGCGTCTTGTAGGGCTCCATAGACATCTGGAGCTTGATCGGTAGCGTGTGCAGCGGCGGCAGGGTGTCGCGGTACTCATGCGACTCCAGCACATACGTCCACGGGCGTATGCGCTGCATGACCGCCTCAAGCGCGCCTGGTAGCGGCAC